AAACAACTAACAAAATTTGGTCCAACTCGTATAGTGGCCGGAGATTACAGTAAATATGATAAGTATATGGATTCTTTGGATATTGAAGTGGGACTGGGAGTCCTGATAGATTTTGCCAAAGAGTGTGGATATGATAACAATAGTATTATCATTATGAAATCCTGTATTACAGACATTTCATTGCCATGTTTAATGGTGAATAATGATTTGTGTACTGTTCAAGGAACTAATCCATCAGGCCAACCTATAACTGTTGAACTGAACTGTATATTGAATTCAATATACATGAGGTGCGTATGGGTTAAATTATCCAGAGAGCATTCTACAGACCTTAAGTTTGATGACCACGTAAGTTTAATAACTTATGGGGATGACAATGTCATGAGCTGTTCCTGGGATAATTTTAACAATTATAGTGTGCAAAAAGTTCTTCGAGATTGGGGTATTAAATATACATCACCTGATAAGAAAGAATTTGAGGCACCATATTATAACATAGAAGAAGTGGAATTTCTTAAGAGGAAATTTCGACTTGAAAATATTGAAGGAGAGGCGATTTGGGTCGCACCTTTAAGTTTTAAATCCATATATAAACCCCTTATATGGACAATGGGAGATTTGTGTATAGAGTCTCATATAAAGGACATGATTTTATGTGCTTTTGATGAACTCTGTATACACCCCCCAGGGGAGTGGGATCACCATGGTTCCTTCTTAATGAAGTTGTTCCAAGCTTATGCTTGTAATTACGATTTCCATGAATTCAAAATTTCGAGAGAAAATCTTCTGGTTAAGCTGTATGGAGAGCTGCCAGAAGCGTCTTTTGAGGATCAACAACCCGATAAAGATGTAAATAATAATGTTAACAAAGAATTTAACGAGGAGTGTCACCGAAGAATGACACACAGTATGCAGGGAACTGAAATACCCTACAGCTCTGGAAAGCTAAATTTCCCTACTCCTAACGAAGGGTTAGGAGTCGAAACAAAACCGATACAGTTTTTAGCACAAAGTGAGGAAATTGACCCTACGGAGGATTCATCCACTAATGAAGTGCAAGGAGTTGTTACATTCACAGACGGAGGGCCTGTTGTGGGTCCATCCCTTGAAGATGAAAGAAATGTTGCACGCCTTAAGGGCCATGAAAATGCTTCATTGTCAAATTTTCTTTCACGTCCTGTCATTGTTGATCAATCTACTTGGACTCATGGGTCAGG